CATCATTAACCATAACATCAATCTCAGCCTTAGTTAAACCCGGAACAAGAGAAGGAAAATCAATTCTTTTGCCATCAACTTTAACTGCATTAGACTGAGTTGTGTATTCAGTAGCAACTCCACCACCTTTTAAGTTAAGTACGCCAAGCCATCCATTGCCTTTTTGTGTTACTCCATCATTGCGCAAACCAAAACCTTCGCTGAATTTGGATATATCTTTTCTTCTGGCAATCTCTGCGTCTATTACCGATATTGTAGCAACGGGGTTTTCAACGGCAGAATTACGAATGTTCTGGATAGATGCTTCGGCAAACAAATCCCTCCCCTTTTCCCTCATCCTTGTTGCCTCAGCAGGAGTTATAAGTTCATTTCTATCCATACTATCAATAAAAGAGTCGCCCGCATCTATATCCCCGGCACGATAAGCATCTGTTGCTAATGTCCCAAGACGGTCAATCTGAAATTCATTGTGTTTGAGATTGTATTCATGTCTCAGACTAACCTCAGCAGTCAACCGCCTATTGCCCCACCATGCGTCGTATTCGGCCTTGCCGTTCTTTGTAGGGAATCCCTGCCTGAAATCCCCAACTTGCTTATCAAGGTCTTTCAAGGCATCGTTAATAAGCCCTTCTCTTTTTTCTATGGAAAGTTCAAGTGGGTCTTTGCCGTAATTTGGGTCGCCAAGTAACAACTTGTCAAGTGTATAGTCATATTTCTTTGCCGCAAACTCTGCGCCTTCAATGGCTTTATTCATCCCTTGTGTCTGAGTTCCCCACCGAACATCATCGTCAAGTTTCTTTCGTTTCATATAAGCATCTTCGGCCAATCCGGCTACCTGTGAGACGGCCTGTCCCAGTCCAGACAATGCCCTTGCTTCCAAGCCTGCACCAGTATCGGTCAACGCACCTATATTCGTTGCCCGTACCAGACCGGCATCAGCTTCTCTTCCCGGCCCTGTCGATGCTGTGAATCTTGGTAATTGCGGCATTGTTATGTCCTCAACTTGTAACCTGTATATCCTGCTTGTCCAGCGCCCATCAACGAAGTGCCTATCGCTGACATCGCTCCAGCCCTGCCTGCTGCAGCACCTTTTGCCTTGGAAGCACTTGCCATTGACTCGTCGAGTATGGCCTGACTTTCGTATGCCCCAAGCCCTTGCAATCTTCGCTGGCTTTGTTTCATAATGTTAACTTCTTCAAGTCTTAACTGTGCAGCAGTGTCCTCCGCCACCAGCAGGGGCGACCCTTCAATGTTCACGCCTGATGCACCAATCAATGAACGCTGCCTGGACAATAACTGTTCTGCCTGGCGACGGTGCTGCTTTGTCTCAAACGCGGTCTGTTCTCTTTCAGCCGCCTCTTTCTGTGCCTGTTGTTTTCGAGCAACACTAGCATTATATTGGTGCCATGCAGCCTCGGCCTTTGCTTGCTGTTGTGCTTGTTGGCCTTGTTGATATGAACCGTAAGCCTGCACGCCCGCGCCTGCCGCTACAGCACCAACAATAGCTAACTGTCCGCCTGTCAATCCGAATAGAACTGGTTCTGCGCCTGTCATTCTTGTACCCTCTTAGAATAGATAAGCCAGTTCTGGCCCTCGTGTTCTCTTTTCTCGGTCAGCGTAAATCCCAGGTATTCAATCATCTTGATGCTCGACTTGAAACAACACTTTATTGTTGCATTTAGTTGCTTAAAAGGATAATTTTCTTCTATGATTTTCTGCCCGGTTTTTAGCCAGCGCATTGTCTCGATCGGGAAAGACTGGCAGTCCCTACTTAATCTCAGCCACATCTCACCATGAAAATCATTTCCCTCGGTTGGATGTACCCCGCCGCAACCAACAACCCTGCCATTTCGTATTCCTGTAACTGCAAGTTCGGAATCTTCTATCGCCTGAGCAAGTTCAGGACTAAACTCCTCATCAACATCCATCGGTTCTATCGGCTTAAACTCTGCCAGATCACTTGACCGAAACGCTCTTATGTATATGCTCATTGAACTTCAAAAGTTACCATTATTGCCAACAACGTAAGCGGTTCGGGAGAAGCCTGATATAGATAAACATACCCGTATCTGTCCCACCCAGGTGGGAACGTCAGTCGATCCTCGTTGGTTGTCATGCCAGAAATAGTATATGTCCCCAGAGTCGAAACATCTCTGCCAACAGAAAAGTCTCCACTATTGTGCCAACTTGTAATAACTTCGCTTATCCTTTTTATCCTGCCATGAATAGTCATACCCTGTTCTATCCAACTCAGGGGCATTGTCCTCATCTTAACAGTATAAGGAAGTCCTATCTGTACCGTAGATGCACTTGTAATAGAAATATCACCACTACCATCAACTGTCTGGGATGTCTGGATAACACTATCACCGAAAACCGACACTTCTTCCGCTATCAGATGTCCCAGATTTGTTATTGAAGTAGTCGCTGTACTGTCATAGGTAACACCAGAATCAACATAGTAAGCATCGTCCAGGTCCGTACCGAAATCCCTTGCCGAGAAGTATTCGATATACCGTACAGTAGAGTCACTGTTTATGTCTCTGTTTACCGACACCCACACTTCATCTTCGGGGTCTCCGTTAATCACGGCGACCGATTCAAAGTTGCCATCCGTTATCTGTCGGGACCATGCTGTAATGTTTTCTTTTCTCTCATAACTGAAGGTGGCTAACTCACCATCTTCCCTTACACACCACAGGATTGCATCGGGCGTCTGTTGAAAAGCCATGTCCGTTATCCCGTCGCCAGTAACTCCTTTTGCAAGGATTGTCATGTCAGGTGCGACATAGGAATCTGATTCCCAGTTATAAGCAAGTTCCCTCATTTGTTTATTGCCTCGCTGGAAAAACAGAATACTTTCGTTGGCAATAACAGCCTGCAGGTTCGCACTTCCATAAGTAGAATGTTGTTTGGCCTTGACATTTGATGGGGTAAGCGGTTCATCGGATGACCCATTCAACGTCCACTCCGCACCAGAAGTTCCGATAAGCAACTTATCCTTGCCCACCATCCATTGAATAGCGTTGACCTGTCTTGACGTAAGCGTAAAAATGACCGCATCGGCATCATTAGTGCCTTCCAGCATATTCTCATAATCACTAGTCACAGAGCCCCAGATAGTGTCCGGCTGGGAAGTATTCCCCCAAACCTAAGTCTGTCCTCGAAAAAAGCAAATGTCTGTGGCCAACCCCTGTAATTTCCCCACGCACCCTCAGACCATTTATGAGTAGCATTTGTAGAGGCTAGAGTTTTTATAACTGTGCCGATGGCAGAAGTAGAACTTGTAACAGATGTGATCTCTACAATCCCCACAACTTCTGTCTGGTCGGTTTCAAAGTAAACCTCTATCGTACCAGCAGCGGTGTCGTCCAAGTATATCATCCTATAATCAGCATCACCATCGTCTTCAGTTCTTAAAGTAGTGGCAGTGTTTCTTGCTGTTGTCTCGCTTTGAAATTGATATATGGTTTCCCATCCATCCGCACCATGAGTCGCACCAATAGTATAGTTTCTTTGTACTGCGAATGTTCCGTACCACGTTCCGCCGGTAGTGACCTTCCATCCGGCACCTTTGTACAAAGTTCCACAATCAGTCCAACTCACGCCCTCTGTTTGACTGGCAGTATAATCATCTTCTAACGTGTCCGAATAAGACAGAGTATCCAAGGGATGAACCAACCTGAACAATGCACCTGTCTTGCTCTTAGATGTTGCGGCAGAACCGCTCGGTTCGTGACCTGTCGTGGTTCCTATGGCAAACGGCGTACAACCAGTAGCCGTAAGGGTAACCAAACCAGTGGTCGCAGACGCAGCGATAAAATCAGCCACGTCAGCGTTCTGTGTCATAAACGGCCCATCGCTATCGCCAAACTCGTTGAGTTCCCAAATAGCATTAGCAATGCGCGATAGCTTTCTTGTCTCATAATCAGGGTGGGTTATGTAAAGCACGTCAGCAGATTGCTCATATTTAAGTTCAAACAAATCCGCTGTCAGGTATGGAGTTTCAATCTCGTAGGGTGCTGTAGAATAAAGACTCGCGACCTCTGATGGGGTAAGAACATCCTTGAATATAGATACTTCATCTATCTTGTCTAACCAAAACACATCATTCGCAGTATCCCCGGCGGCTCTCTGAGCACCTATCCTGATTTCTTCTCCCCCACCCTGCATTGCTGTATAAGTCGAATTATTAGTCGCCGTCGAAGCAACCGCCACACCATCAACATACAGGATTATTCCGGAAGCGGCGGTAGTTTCATCGGCCGGAGCGCTGTAAGTCGAACAAAGAAAATGCCAGCCACTTGTAAGCGCTGTATCGGTTACTGCATAGACAATGGCATTTGATGCTATTAAATCTTCAAGTCCGCCTCCATCGTTATACAAAGCAGTTACCTGCGCAGCACTAAGTTCGATATTAAATAAAATTACATTATCAATTTTATTCCGAAAATAACCTGATAAAGTTCCTGCATAATTGTAATACGCACCAATAACAACTTTTGTTGTTGTATTAACCATAGAAGTGTAATTTCCGACGTCATACGGAGACGAAGCTATAATATCACCATCTACATACAAATTTATTCCTTCTGTCGCGTCATCGCCCCCTATTCCACTATAAGTAGCAACAACAAAATGCCATCCTCCACTTATCCCTGCGTTGGCGTATTCAGCTTGGATTGCATTAGTGTCTTCATCTACCAACGTAAACACTAATTTTTCTTCATTTAAATGAAGTTGCCATTCCCTTGCTTCTACACTAGTAGTATAATCTTGTTTACTCAATATAACTTGACCTATACCGCTACCATCATTGTAAACCCAAGCAGCAATACTAAAACGACTATCGGTAGAACCATTACCAAAACTCAATGCATCAGCATCAGCAATTTCTACTGCATATTGGCCATCAAAATTAAAACAAGGGGTCATATTAGTCAGACCCGTCGCAGTAAGGGTACTGGTATTGGCGGTAGAAACCCCATCGTGCGGGGTAGGATAAGCTCCTGCGGTTGTATCATCATGCACTTCGGTATTAGCAGCAGCTTCATTTAATTTCCACTGTGCGACTCGATAACCAGATATGTTTGCTGAAGAATCAGCCAAAAACAACCCCATCCTCAAATCACTACCTACACTTAACCGCCATTCGCTCGATGTTGCACTATCCTGCCACTTCGACAAAAGAACTTCACCGCCAAACTCTGTGACATATGCCCAACATGCCAGACTGAAAGCGGAGTCATTCAAGTTATTTGTAAAACTGAAAGCGGCATTATGGGCTATCTCTACGCAATACTGGTCATCCAGGTCAAAACAACCTGTTCCAACGTTACCAGTTTTATGTAATGTGGCGATGTTCACTGTGGCTATACCGTCGTAAGTACCCGCAGCATCGTTATTCACAACAGTCACACCCTCTATTTCGTTCAGGAGCCAGTGCGCAACAAGGTCACCTTCATCTACAGCAGTTAGTGTTTCTGTTCCCACACCATGTAAAACGGCCGCATTATCAGCAAAGAACCGCATGTATTGATTACCGGCCTCTATCACATACGATTGTTCTGTGGAATACTGAAACGGCAATAATCGAACAGCAGTAGAATCCTTTGCGGTAGCAACATACTTTGTCCCCGGTCGTTTTTGTGCCCCACCCTGCGGCATAGGAATCATGTTCTCCATCACAGAACAACCGGACTGGTACTTGGCCAAGTCCTCCCTGGTGCTCAACAAGTATAGTTCTCCTGCCGAAAACGAAAGAAATATCCGGTACGGTTCTACTGCCATCGCGACAGTACAAATTATAAAAACAAGTACAAATATAAATTTGCGCATATTATTTCCTTGCATCCAACCAGGTTGATGTCTTTATTACCACCCCGCCCTGTTCCTGAGCGTCTATCGAACGGGCAAAGTCCAAATACCCTATTACCTTCTTACTGCCATAAAGCATGGCCTGTATGTTCAATGCGGCCTTCTCGTCCTGTTTAATTGCGGGGGCAAGTTTAAGTGCAAGATTATACACTGCACACTGTCGCATATAGATGGGCCAGCTATCAACACTTGTGGCCTGATAGACATATTCTATTTCAAGTATCTGGTAATCGCCACTCTGTGTGGTCATATAAGCAGCTAAGTCAGTCGTCCAATCGGACGATGTAAAAGCAGTATCCACAAGGTATGTAACGTCACTATAAGAGAGATACTGCCCTGCCAGGTAGACAACTCCATCATCATCATAGTCAGGTGGATTAGAACCTTCGTCGGTAAGTATCAACCCACCTTCAACCTCAAACTTGGCGAGCGGGTCTTGCTCTACTATCCATACCTTCAGACAATCGGCAGGTTTTGTAAACGCATTATCATACCCAAATAACGGGTCGGTAGTCTGCAAGGCAAATGCCCGTTTCTTGGCATAATTCCACTTATGCGCTGCCAATATCTCATCACGCGAATCGTCAAAGAAGGTCGTACAGTAAACGTGATTCTGCGTAGAACCGTTTAATACTATTGCTGTAGCGCCCAATAAGCCAAGAGACTGATTGCACAGTGAAATATTGGAGGCCGTCTCCGACATACCCATCATATACCTCTTAATTCTAAATTATTCTTCTGTCCATGTGCCTATTGATTCTAAATGTTCCCAAACGCCAGCAACCCTACATTTAATTCTTAATCCATCTTCTGCAGCTTTAGCTGTATTGTTAGTAATATAGTCACCACCGGCCGATGTCTTAGTACCATTAGCCAACTTAATATATTCCGAAGCATTTGGATCAAGCCGAAATTCATTAGTTGCATCAGAAACGACAAAGACAAACTCCAACCCCACCGTTGCCGTAGGAAGTGTAATTATAACAGAGTTTGAAGCAGCATTTATAATAAATAACTTGTTGGCTTCGTCTGCACCAAGAGTTTCAGTTGCAGCAGCAATTGTACGCTTATTCCATAACGCCTTATCTTTTGAACCCCATCCAGCGCCAAGCTCATCATTTACTGCATCGCTACTTATAATAAAACCAGTGGATGGAGTTGTATAATGATTTCCCTCAAACACACAATTATCATAAGTTGCATTTCCAGCGCCCTGTGTTTCAATAGAAAATACCCTGCTAGATCCATTGGACATATTCAAAAATTGATTCCCTATAATACGCACACCGATAAACGCCCCATCATAAGTTCCCCCGTCCCCATCAATAAAAACACCTCGATAACCAAACCCCTCAACAATGTTATTACAAAAATCTACATATGACATATTTGTGAAATCACGCGTATACAAACCCATAGTTGCAACAGTTACAGCCTGAGTACAGATAAAAAAGTTATTATTTACAACACCATAAGAACAATCATAACCAAACTGAATCCCAAAATTGTAAACTTCAATAACATTACCTGTGAATACAAAACCCTCAACATACTGGACAAATATACCTCCCACAATAGCAGTATTAGTGCTCTTCACAACATTACCAGTAAAGGTAATATTTTTTTGAACAGACGTAGCATCACCAACTATATGTAAACCATTTTTACATCCAGAAATAGTACATCCTGTCACAGTCACATTCGAACATGCCGCCTTGTTGGCATGTGAACTGACTTGTATGCCACTATCTTGTGCAGAATAACCAGTGCCGCCAATTACAGTTACTTCAGAAGCGCCGTCTTGCACCTCAACAATACATGAACCACCCTTGGCTATGTCATCAGTCTTGTAAAGGTTGAATCCAGATACAACTACATTTTTGCTCAAAGCCGCTATACTAATGCCATCATCATACCAGTTATTACTAGACACTTTATCAATATTTACTCTATTACATGCTTGTATTTCAACACCACTCCAGCTTGCATTGTTTACAGCAACATTCTGCACTATAACATCAGTTACGTCATATAAATCAATAAGCCCAATACCTGAATCATACCAGGCGCCTACATAATAATCTGATATCGAAACAGACGGATTATTTGCAAGATTGCCCTCAAAAGTAAGGTCTTCAACTATGATATTTGTCTGACCACCTTCGTCTGTCCTGTCAGTATCGCCTGCTGTTTTAAGTGTATTCGTGCACATTATTCGGTTTGTACTATCCGCCAATGTTATTATTGTTTTGCCTACGCCTGCACCAGACAGACGGGTGTTTGTAAGTACAATAATTTCGGCAGATATTGAGTAATTCCCAGCAGCAAGAAAGACCGTCCCTCCACCCTCCGCAGCAACTCGTACTAACGCAGCGTTTATCTGTACATTATCCGCTGTGCCGTCACAGGCATAGTCCGTGTAACCTTTTACCTCAGCAGAAGAATCCGAAGCCCCTACAGAAACAACCCCTCTGTATCCTGACCGTCCCCTTGTCCGTGGTACTGCTGAACATATTTCGCACGTTGAAAACAGCAAAATTAGTAAAAACACGATTGGTTTTTTCATCGTTAAACCCCTATTCAATTATCTATTTACAACAAAAACAAGGGACGGACCCGAAGGCCCGCCCCGTTAAACTTTACTGAGGCGTTACAACAGTACCATCAATAAATGGTATATATGTCATATACCACTTAATGGCACCAGTTGTAGCTCCGCCTGCCGTCTGCTCAATCATGCCTTCACCACAAAACCATGACTCCATCAGGTTCGTATTACCTGCCGTATCTGAGACAGGAGTTAATACTGATTCGGTGGCATTTGAAAACAGATAACGAGTTCCAACAACATCACCGTTTGTTTCAACTGCCGTACTGAAATCAGAATCAATAAAACCCGCATCGGCATCCAAATCAATTTGAATGGTATTGGTAACTGCACCAATCTGAGTAGTAACAATACCAGTAAAACTGGTAATCAGAATTGGACCTCCGGCAACGTCAAATAAGTCATCAGTCGTCGAAGTAGCAGTCATTATGGCCGTGTATGTTTGTCCGGCCTTTGTACCAATATCAACAGCCGTAGATACACCACCTTCGGTCTCGTTGTACGTATTACCGAACAAGAAACAGTCAGCGGCAACAATAGCAAGGTCAGGAGTTGCGACATTAGTAGCAATGACGTTGTTGGCGATTATACCAGTAGTCGTAGCTACAAGTGAAATGCCCGGTGTGGTGTCCAACCCGGCGGTACCACCGATAATCCCGTTGTGAATAAAGTTGTTTCTAATCACAACAAAGTTAGAAGCAGTGGTCTCATTGAAAATAGCCGCGTCACCGTGGTCACCGAAGAACCTGTTTCCATAGATTTGCAGATAGTCGCAATCCACGAAGTTAATAGACGCCTTTGGACCTGCATTACTGACCGCCCCGGAATCAAACAGGTTGTTTCTGATGATACCTTGGTCACTCGCCGTACCGGAGATGAGAATGGTGTCAATAAACTCATCCGTCCCAGCAACCGCAGCCTCGAACACACAGTCCTCAATAACGAAATTATCCATACCGGCTTCGACAATAATAGCATTAGCAACCGCCGTAACCGCAGCAATAAATCGGCAATTTCTAATCGTTATATCGTCGTTACCAATCGCTATCGAGTCCGTATTGGTGTCGAAAGTAAACGTCGGACGTGACTCTCCCGTGCCGATTCCAATGACAGTGATGCCAGCTATATCAAGGTCAATAGCTTTTGCACCGCCAATTGTCTCTGCATGGTTTGGGGCAATCAGGATTATGTCACCAGCATCACCGGTACATAATGCCATAGCCTCTTCTAAGTCATTTACGGCAGTTGCCCAGGTCAAAGCAGTAGTTCCAGATGCAGAACTGTCAACATAAAAGACGCCACCTGTACTTTGACCCAGCAAACCAAGAACGTCAGTGTTGTAAGTAATCACCGCGTCAAGATCTATGTGTGCAAGGTCAAGAGACGCCTTTACGTTGTCATCCTGATTTGTCGCGCCAACAGGACCGGTAAATGCACCAAGTTTCGTACCTTCGTCACTGTGTATAGGCACCGCATAGATAGAAGCACAAAGCAGTAAAACTAAACTAATTGTTAGTAATCGTTTCATTTTGTACTCCTTTCTTTATGGTATCAACAGGTCGACAATACAAGGTTCACTGACGGCACCCGAATGTACACAGGTTCCAACAATCACATCATCCGCGAGAGCATCATTTAGATGGATTGTTCCAGCTACGGAGTCTGATAGGGTTACTGTGTCACCAACAACCACCGTATCAGTGCCGTCAACTAGAATCGGGGCGTAACCCCTGAACTGCGCCCAGTAGTAGTAACTCTTAGCTACATCCACAAGAGACACACCGACCATACCTGATACTGGGTTGGTAGCACTAACAACCGTATTTGCATACTTGCTCTGGAACAATATGACATCATCAGTAGCAGCAATGGCATTCCGAAGACCACCCTCATCACATATCGTAACATTCATTACGGTATCCGAGGTAGTCCACTTATTGGCCTTAATCATGTACATATCGCTCATCGCCGTACCGCCGTCGCTTACCAGAAGCCAACCGTCAATGAGATCGTCAGCGGTCCACGCATTGAGAGTAGTCAGCAATACGTCGAACCTCGATTCGCCTGCCGCCACACCATACCCTGTTTGTATGGTTGATGTAATAGCTTCAGCATCCAAGGCCGCCGAAGAGTTTACAAGAGCCTTGGCAAGAATTGCAGCAGATGAATTCTGACAGTATCTGAACATCCGGCCCGTTGCATCGTTCAGGTCTAATTCAAGACCCAAAGTGTACTTCTGGGTTACAGTCGGAGTAAAGATGTTTGCACCTGCCACTATCTGAGAAGGACCGACTATTCGGTTACGCCTTCCCTTTACAAAACTGTAATTGTAACTCATAATCTTTTCCTTAAAAAGTTGGCCTTAACCGGCATACTGATTAACCGCTGGCCGTTAATATTTACGCTTCACATTCGATTTTGATAATCTTATCTTCATCGAATCTCATTGCACCCAGATTCATGTGAACATAAACCTGTTGTGCGTAGGACTTATCCGCTCTTTGGGAGATTTCGACAGTCAATTCATCGGCTACACCGAGAATTATCCCATCTTGCGCCCAACACCAGCACTCATATACACTGGTATCACTGGAAACCGCTGAATTGAGGGAACCCAATACTATCTTAGGCGTTACAATCCAGTTAAGACCCATCCAGTCTCTTATGATACGACCTGTAGTGAGAGGTTGCTGGTTGTTGTAATCGACGTTGACATACTCTTCCTGACCAAACAGGTTTGTGGCTTGACGCGGAGAAATAGCACACCACTTTGGAATATCATCGTCAACCTCATTGTTGGCGAAGTATTCAAGGGCTAGCTCAATCTTCTCAGTAGTCATACCAGTGTCAGTCGCAGAACAGTTTCCTATCGCACAGTCGTGCTCTATTGTCCGCCCTGTATCCAGACCAGTATAAGCTACATTACCACTCTGAGAAGCCCATGTAATCGAGCTTCCCGCTCTTCGACCGGAAGTTGTCGCAGCCTCAAAAGAAGCGAGGATAATGTCGTCTTTCTTGCGATTAACAGCACGCCTGAAAGCAGTGACAAAATCACCCGTCGGTTCGAGCTTGATCGACAAATCATCGTCCTTATCAAACAATACAGCATTGTGATAAGGTGTGGTGCTCACCCAACGCCTCTGCGTTGACGGATCAATAATGGGCGTGTCCGGGCTTCTGCCGGATTTCTCCGTCAGAGTAAACTCATCCATCATGTCAAAGGCTTTGTCTTCGGCACTGATGAGCCCGTACTCCGTCCTTACGGCCATCGCAAAGCGGGATTCTTTTTGTTGGCATACGTGGTACAGGTCGTCGTGAAACTCATCGACAAACCAGTTTGGAATGCCCTGACTTAATGTTATGCTCATGTTGTTACCTTTCCAAAAATTAGTAATAAACGTTTTACTTTTTTCGGAAAGGTTGGCCTTGTCAGGGGCTTTCCTATCGTTTAGCGTCCGGTGGACGGCACCGCTTTAGTGCAAGTCATCGGGTCTCTTGCGAGGTTATCCGAGTTTTTTCATCATGCTGGCATCTTTTTATAGAGTTCGGTTTTTTGCCGCATCAAATCTTTATGTTGCGCGTGATTCCTGTCAAGATAACCAGGATGCGCACGTAGTTCGGCCAGTTTAGATTTTACCTGATCCGCCGAGTCAAAAGTCGTAGTACCAATTCCCTTTAGCGTATCCTCACTCATCGCACCAGCCACCCTGTCTAAGAACATTATCATCCATGGAGAAGTCATGAGCTTTGGGTTTTCCTCAAACAACTTCGCTTTTATCGAGACCTCCGAACCGTCCGCCATCTTGACCTTATTCAGTCCATACTTGTCAAGTATCCCGTTTGCCCTTGTCTTGCGTCCGGGTGCTTCCTCTTTGAACATCTGGTTTAAGATTTTATTGCCTGTAGCAATCGCCTGTGCATCATTCTCAACCATCTGATTCTCAAAGGCAATAATATCATCGCCCGTGGATTTAAGATAGTCGTTCACAACACCATTAAACTGTCTATCGTCCAGATCCCACTTCTTTGCAATATCCTTAAAGTTGCTTATCTGAGCGTCATTGACATCCACCTTCTCGGAAATTTCCAGTGACTTTTCAAACTTGTATCCATCAGTAGTGTCAGGAACACCTCTTGCTTTCGAGAAGGCCGCCTTGACCTCATCGGAAGATTTGTCGGTAGGTAATTCCACCAACGAATTCGGGTCTTTCCCGAATTTCTTGCGCTGACTCATGTGTGAGTTTACAAGGTCGTCGAATTTCTTAAACCTTGCCAGTGTGGGTTTGTTTTCCGCCCCATACTTTTCGTACCAATTCTCCGCAAAACTACCATCCGAATTTACAACACTTGTTGCTGCATTTGTCTGGGTCTCATTCTGCTGAGAGTTGTCAGAAGTTTTATCCATTTGAATCTCCCTTCGCGGCTTCCTTCAAAGCCTCCTGTACTTCTTTAACATTCTGGTTAATAACATTGTTGATAAATATAGCGACCGACCGACGGCCTGCGTTATAAGCATGTTCGTAAGGGTCTTTGTCAAACGTGTCGTTTTTCATTCCTGCAAACATGTTTATCTCGTCCAGGACTTCTTCGCCTGTTCCTCGAAAAAGCTCCTGAAACATCACCGAACGCCTAATCCTTTTCTCTACCTCTTTTCTTGTTTCTTCGTCAAGCGGCATTCATAATCCCTTCTGTCAAAGACCCTTCCTCAGGCTTGGTCCCACCCGCCTTCGCTGCCTTTGCTAATTCGGGTGCAGCCTGTATCATCATTTGTGCTTGTTCTGCCTGTGCTCTCGCTTCTCTCTCCTCGGCCATTCTCTCCATATCTTTAAGCCACGTGGCAGGCATACCATTGTTCCGTGCCGAGTCCCTGAATGCAGTATCCACATCAAGATTGTCTTCCCAACCAGTTACTATCTGCGCCTGTGTGAGCGGTGCCCATTCAGCAACGGTTTTGGCAAGCCCCTCAGTCTCTAATGTCTTCATGGCAAGTGCCAGCCTGCCAAGATACATCACGTTGTAATCACGGTTTACTAATTGCTCGGGCATCATAGGAAGCAACCCCTGCCTGCCAAGTATCCCAATAATCCTGTGTATCATCGGGTTAAACAGTCCACTTTGCAATCTGCCAATGATAGGAGTCAGGAACCTCATCTTTTGTTCAACCCGTGCCATTACCTCGGTAGCCGTCATGTTTTGTCGGTCAACCAGCGGGTCAAACATATCAAGGAAAAACCCTCTTTGTATCGATTGCTGGACAGTTTCGATGGCTTTTTCCATCTCTGTCAAATTACCCTTGAACTCGAACCATTCCGGCTTGTCTCCACCAGCACGGTAATGTATAACCCCACCTGGCTGAGTAGCCAACGGCCATATCGAACCGTCGTCAGGAAGTAGTATCGGCGGGTCAACCTGTTTCTCCCACCCCTTTATCCGACACTTCTGCATGGCATTGACCATCTTGATGTCGGGTAATTTCTTCATCATCGGGCTTCTGCCATAGTCCTCCAAAGAATCCTTATCAAAGTAGGCAGACTGCTCAGGCATCTCAGGATATCCACTCTCGGAAACTATACTTTTGTCATCCCGACATACGTAGACACTTGCCACCGGCATATTCACCGAGTCATCTTTTTCTATGTCATATTCCTCACGTGGGAAAAGAGCATGAATAAAATTAAACTTCCTGTCCCTGTGTTTTGGATTCTCGTATGATTTAAGAATCTTATCGCCAACATTCTCCTTGCCAAACTCCTGTACCGCCTGACGTGCCGTAAACTCTAACTTCCGATAAATGGTGTCTACCTCACCATCAGAGTTTCGTGCGATGTACACCCCGCCCATAAAATGATTAATAAATACAATGGGTTTCTTCTTGCCCTTTTCTTCGTATAGTACCGCAGTACCAAAACAACCTAACGACTTCAAAAACTCATAAAACGCATCGCGGAAATTACTGTTGACAAGGTGCCTGTGTATAAGAGTAGTAGTCTTGCTCAACCATTGAGTAACCTCATCATCTTCCTTGAGGTCATCTTCTTCAATCTCCAGAACAAACGCCCGCCCATCCGTCGGAAACATATAAGAGTACAGACCGGCAGCAAGCTGGATATTTGACTCCTCGGCAGTAGTGTCAAACAGATCCTTCTTTGTTGCACCCGAAGCATGTCTGTCGGTTATCTGACTATTTTGAGGCATACCATATTCCGCACACTGCTGATACTGAGTATCCCAGTTAGTCCGGTTTGACTCAAATGTTTTCATCCGTTCAATTATTTCAGCCGCAGGCATGTTTTTATCCTAAAATCTGTTTAAGTTCACTAGTTCTTGCCTGAGTCATTTGACCAGCAAGTCGAGTAGATTCCCTACCACGTCTTGGCCGTCGTGCCTTTCTCTTTGCTGCTTCCATTTCGTCAATTTCTTGTATCGCCACTGGGGGCGCAGCAGGTTCCGGTGCTGGTATCTTTGGTCGTGAGCCTCCACCACCCATAATTATTTCCTTTCAAGTTCTTTGATTTTTTTCTCAAGCATTAGAATTTTGTTCGTGATAGATATTATCTCGGCAGGCATAATCCCGGCCGGACCCTGGTCACCGACTTTCCCCTGCAGACCTCGTATAGAAACACCATCCTTGCCAGGTTCACCCTGTTCACCCTTGAGTCCCCTGTCACCCTTTTCGCCCTTCAATCCCTGTTTGCCTATGCCGACAGGACCGACAGGACCAATGGGACCAATCTCACCCTTAACACCCTTTAACCCGGTAATAGAGTCGCCCTTCTCACCTTGTGGGCCAACAGGACCAACAGGACCCCTTTCACCCTTATCACCTTGCGGACCAGACTTGCTCTTTCCAGTTTCTCCCTTTTCGCCTCTGTTGCCAGTAGAACCTTTTTCGCCAGTCTCGCCCTTTGGACCACGCGGGCCGGTTTCACCAACATCACCCTGAGCCAAAACAGATAACGGCCCACCATCAGCACCCAGAAGAAACAAGCCACCCCTCTTAACTATTATCCGGCTAACTAACTTGGCAGCGATTTCTCCGGCGAGTACCTCATCCATTGTTTTCTCGGTTTTGTCCTTCTGCATAATATCATCCGTTCTTAAGCCAACTTAGATTTTCTTTTCTATATTCACCAAAACCCACCACAACACTAGAAGCATTCTTTACAATCACATCATCACCATCTTGAACTGTAGAAGAATCAGCAATATACCTGCCCGAGCCCACAGGACTTTCGGGCAGACTTGTGTCTGCTTCTCTCTCGACACTTGCAGGTGAATAAACACTAAATGTCAAAGTTTCGCCAGTTTTGTGACCGAAGTTAATCTTGCTCATTATAACTTCCGATAATCAACCCCAAGCATCGTAGAACCCAACGTGCTCGCTATCACAAGCACCCGACTGTAAGCATGAGTATTGAACACGTATGAGCCAAACGTATTATTAGCAGGACTTACTTCGTTGGGTCGAGTAAACCACGCCTCATTAGCAGGCGTGATAGTATCGTGAAACTTATAAGTCCCATACTCCTGCGTACCAACAATTAATGTATTCTGAGCAAAATGACGGTAATTGTCATTACCCGCCTCAGCATACAACTGAACCACATCGACAGTCTCCGCAGCAGCGTCACCGTAAAACCTCAACTCCATAGCTAACCAACCCTGAGGTATATCAACAACAACTTTGTTGGCATCGGCCAGAGTAACCACCGCAGCATGGGTAAGAGCAGACGGACCCAACAAGTCCTGTTGAACGGTTATAGTCCCACCCGGCAACCACAGGTTCTGGCCCAAATACGTCTCTACATTCTGCTGTCTCATTTTTTAGCCTTCTTCTTCGCCTCCGGATTCTTCCATTCCAGTATCAATTTCGGGA